CTATTTGGCAGCAGCAGCGCGGTTCTCCAGCGCGGTAACCGCTTCGCGCAGGGTGTCGAGTTCGTTATGGACGTAGATCTCGGCGGTGACGTTGATGTCCTTATGTCCGAGCAGCTTCTGAATGGTGTAGATGTCGGCTCCATGCCGGCGCAGGTAAGTACCGTAGGTGTGGCGCAGCTCGTGCGCGGTCAGGATCGGCACCTCTGGATGCGCTTCGTTCAGGCGGCACATACACCTGCCGAGCTTCTGGGACCAGCTGTTCGGGCTGTGCGGCTCGCCATTCGCATTGGGGAACAGATACAGGCTGTCGTGCGGCAGCGTGTGGATTAGCTGCATGGTTTCATTGTTCAGCGGCAGCGTGCGGTAGCTGTCCCATTTGGGCGGATTGGCGGTCACAACGCCGTGCTTGAGCGCCATCGACCGGCGCACGCTGAGCGTCCGCTCCCGCTCGTCAAAGTCCGACCACATCAGCCCGAGCAGCTCACCGCGCCGCAGACCGGTTTCGAGCAGCAGCGCGACCTCCGGCATGGTGTCGCGGGTGAACGCCTTGGCAAGCTCGATCTGCTCATCGGTCAGCACCTTTTTCTCGTGCTTGCGTGCCGTGCTGCGGAAGGTGCTGTGCTTCGCCGGGTTCTTCCAGCACAGGTCGTTCTCGATCGCGCACTCAAAGAGAGCATTCAAAATCGACCGCATTTTCTTGAGCCGGCTCTCCGAGCATTCCGTCTTTGTGGCGAAGTACGCCTGTATGTCCGCCGGACGAATGTCGCTCAGCCGAGCCGCGCCGAAATAGGGGATCAGATGACCCTCGACCAGACTGACATAGGTCAGCTCGTAGGTATTGACGTCAACAAACGGCTGCTTGTAGGTGCGCAGCCATTTGCGCGCCCAGTCGGCAAAGTTGCCGGTGGACGGTACAAACGCCTCACCCGTGCGTGCCGACACCTCGGCGGCGACGCGGTACTCCTCGGCTTTGCGCTTTGCGTCCGACAGGCTCACCGTGCTGTAAAACGATTTGCGCAGCGGCTTGCCGTGTACATCGCGCCCGAGCGTCAGCTTGTACTCCCAGCGCTTGTCCTTGCGCACAGGCTTTTTTCTTGGCATAATGATAAAACCCCTTTCTTATCGCATGAAGGTGTGATAAAATAGAGGTACTGATAGGTTTCTCGATTTGTCAGTACCTCATGTCCCGCTCTGGTGTTGGTAGCACCGGGGCGGGATTTTTTATGCGTTTAATTACCTCGGAATCGAGGCATTTAACATGGTCGAAATCGACCAGTTTAACAATGGATGATGTAATAAGCTTTTTACTTGGGATATAGCTCGTAGGTGCTGCCGTGCTTTATGCGGGTGATCTTATCTGCCTTGACTAAATGACTGACAGCAGTACCGATCGTCGGCTTTAGGTCGGGATCGAACTGCTTGTGCAGATCCTTCTGCAGGATAGCAGGATTGTCCTGAATAACCTTCAGCACCTCGTCGTCAGCGATCTGCAAGAATGCCTGCCGTTTTTGGTGAACAGCGAAGTCATGTTTGCGTTCCTCGTAGTTCAAGGTTAGATCTTTGTAGCGCTCCTTGATTTTATCTATGATGCTGAAATCAGGGTATCGACTATTGTGTGCATGCAGCCACATATCTTCAAAGTATTGTTGCCCGATAGAGGTTTTTGAGCAATACTCTGCAAGCTGCTGTGCAGAAATCAAGGCTTTTTGAGCGTGGAGAATTGCCTCATCAAGACTGTTGAAGTCATATAAATGCGGTAGCCATATGTCGTTCTCTAATTTGCGAATATATTCTTCGTTGGCTGCGTAAAATCGTCCCATAGCCATATTTTCCTCAAAACTGCGATGGAATTTCGGATTAGGACTGTTTTCGTAGTATTGGTGTGCTTTTTCGTAACTGGCTTGGCGCAGATACGCAACATCATCATCGGTAAGCTCTTTTCCGTCTGCACGCCAAGTCGTTCGGCCGTTGGAAATGTATGAGACGGGTGATTCGTCACGGTCATCCTCAGGTACTTGGATTGGGATCAGATCTTCGGACATTTTATCAGATGGCGATATTTCGCTCGAAATCTGATGTTCGGCTGCTTTCTTTGACCATGGACGCCATATGATTATGATAACGGCTATCATAATTCCGGACAGGACAAAAAGAAGAGGGCGGACGCTTGTATCGGTCAAACCATATCCCGTTAAAGCAATGATGAGATAGATAGAAGCACCTAAGGCACAGAATACCGTTGCACCATATTTCAAGCAGCCGGGCTTGTTTGGCTCAGCTGCGCGAGGTGTTTTTAGTTTTGGCATAATGATAGCTCCTACGTCGGTACACTAAATCTGATCGACCGTGCGAATGACTTTGATAACACGGCCGACAACACGGCACTGTTCCAGGTCTACACCTTCAATACGCCTCGGCTTGAATTCCGGATTGATGGGAACGAGATCAATCCAATCCTCACCTGGCTTATATTCGATACGCTTGACAGTGGCCTCATCGCCGCCCAGCAGCATAATGCCGATCCGGCCGGAAATGCCCATGTCGCTGCATCGCAGGCACAGGATTTCATCGCCGTCCTGGAACTGAGGGTACATACTGTCGCCGCTGACCGTGGCCAGAAAGAAATCCTCCGGTCTGCGCCGTCCAATCCACTCGGCAGGGATGGTGCGCTGCTCGTAGGCGTCATCGGGTGTTGCGTCAAAGTGCGCTGCCACAGGTCCGGCGTAGTGGATCGTGACGAGCGAGTAATCATCTGTTGCATCATCGGGTCTGGGCGAATTGACTTCACGCAGTATGCGAGCGTTATCCAGATGAAAGAACGGTTCTGATACATTGCCGAGTAGGTAATCACTGCTGACATCGAACAGTCTTGCGAAATTAGAAACCACAGTAATGATTGGTTCCTGAAGACCGTTTTCATATCTGCTGATCGTACTCTTATTCAGACGGCCGCCAAACCGTTCGTTATAAGTTTTAGCAAGGCTTTCGAGAGAATAACCGTTTTCTATTCGAAGATTTTTTAAGATTTTACCAAAGTCAGCCATGATGTTTCCCCCTTTTGAGATTATCGTATCACACGCAATAAAGAAAATCAATATAGAAATTTGCGTTTTCGATAACAAAGTTAAAAATAGTTGTTGACAACGCAACGATACAGCGTTATAGTATTGTTATCGAAAACGCAACGAAGGGAGGGAGGAACAGTGGTCGAGAAGAAAAAGCTCATTCACGAACCGTATAATAAGCTGAAAGGCTTTATGCGCGAAAATGGTATCATTTATTCGCATATTGCCGAGCTGCTGGGGGTGACTCCGACAACTGTTTCGCAGAAGGTAAACGGTCAATCTGATTTTACTGTCAGCGAAGCAGAGCTTATTATGCGCAAATACAATGCGGACAGCAAAATTTTTTTGCCTTAATCGTTGCGTATACGATAACACACTATAAAAAACATTAGAAATACTTTAGAAAGTGAGGTAATACCCATGGACGCAGACATCAAAATCAGGAGCACCGGCAAGGGCTGTGCAACGAAGATCCTGCTGAACGGCGTGGATGTTTCGGGCATGGTGCAGTCGGTGACATTTCACCAGACAGGCGGCTCCAGACCGACGGTCAGTTTCACGTTCGCAGGCGACAAGGTCAGCATTAACTCTTGTGCGGTTGCGAAGTATCCGGATGAGCTGATGGACGCTATCCTTACAAAGAGCGTGCAGGAGCAGGAAAAGAACCTTGACCGTGTACTGAAGGCGAGCAGCGAGCCGGAGGAGAATAGCTAAATGCCAGAACAAAAGCAAATACTGCGCATTTCCTCCACGGATAATATTCGCTACTCGGTGCTGCGGTTGCTGCATGAATGCCTTGCGACGGCAGCAAGAGAAAGTGCTGGGTATCAAATCGCAGTCAGCATAGCGCAACATATGTCCGATAAACAGGACAGAGGGAGGTGCGAGTTGACAACCCAAGACACAATGTGGATTGCTGGAGCAATAGCGTCAGTAGGGCTTGTCCTTTATTCAATGCGATATGAATTGTGGAAAATGCGACTGGCAGCGTTAGCGTTTGATCTACTGGTATACACGATCATGATGCATGTAATGCAGACATTATTAGGACTATCAGTATAATGGCAAACCAAATCAAAACCGGCAATAAGAAAATAACCCAAGCAAAAGCCAGCCGAAATGAGTTAACGTACTGCTTACGATCAAGTCGATAGCTTCGGTTGCGCAGCGGATACGAGCAGATTAGACATAGTTTATCATACGTGCGATCAATATGATTGCAAATCCGAAACCAGTATTCTAAGTAGTGGTCGGGAGTTTCTGTGAAAACATAGAGCCACTTGTGCTGATATTCATTATATTGTTTGGGAGTGCAGTCCTTCGCTGTACGAAAATTCCGTATAAGATCTTTTAGCATAGGATCTGCGAGATAGCCGCCGTTGAGAACAATTTGCTCGATCTGATCGACAAGCGCTGCGCACTGCTTACGATCCATTTTATGAAAAAGGTATGGCTCGACAAGCGTAAACAGAGGGCCATAGACTTTTTCAAGTTGCATATTAGCTGCATCGGCTTTCTTACCTCCATAAAATACTTGCATGGTGAACCAGGCGCCAATGAGTGTAGTTAACAGCGTTGCGACGATATTCAATAGGTTCCACATTTGTTCGGGTGTATTAAACATTTTAATCATCCTTTCGGCCTCAGTATATCACACTGGCCGAGGAGGGGCAACGAAGATCAAGAAAGCGAGGTGAACATCTATGGCAGTACCCACCACCATCATCACAAAGCTGGACGAGCTGGAGCAGCTTTGTGAGAAGTACCCCAGCAAAATCCCGATTGAGGAGTGCGCCGCGTTCCTCGGCATGGCGGGCGAAAGCCTGCGGGCGTGCCTGGAGCATGGCTCGTGTCCGTTCGGACTGGGCTGGCTCAAGAAAAACGCGCACAACCGCGCATTTTACATTCCGACATTGACCTTTTATCTCTGGGTGACGCAATCCGCAGGGTTCAAGAACAACAAAATTTAGAAAGAAGGAAATCCAATGCAAAACAACAATTTCGCAGAAACTCTCGCCTCAGTCGCATCCGAGTTCGGCGTAGAGGACACCGCAAAGCACGGCCGCGGCATCAAGCCGAGCAAGCGCCCGTACTTCCGCTGGACGGATGAGCAGTTCGAGCAGCTGACGACGCTGCGCGACGAGGGCAAGTCCGCGAACGAGATCGCGGAGGCGCTGGGCGTGTCGAGCGATAAGGTCGTTACCAAGTTGGCCGCTATGGCCGCACGTCAGCGTGCCGGCAGCAAGGAGCCGGGGCAGGTCGAAGAACCGCCGACGACTGAACCGCCGGACGATGAGGACATACTTGTTGCCGCTCCGGTGCCTAAATTATATGTGTCCAATGAAGCCTTCGACCGCATGATCTTTACGGCGTTTGACGCTGTGGTCGGTCGGGTGGACGACTTCAACAAGATGGCTGCCTGCTGGCGCAAGGCTTTGTCGGTCATCGAGCAGGAAATCCGCAAGCTGTCGTACATCATCGAGCAGCACCCTGACGCCGATGTGTCGGTCTGCCAGATCGCGGCTGTCATCGCGTATGACGAAATCCGCGCATGAAAAACGCCGCTGTCAGGACGGCAATCCCGATCAGCGGCAGGTAAAAGTATTCAACCACATAATAGCATGAACAGGAGAGATTTTCAATGGTAAAGATTATCAGCAACGTAAAAGGCGACCACGTTGAGGGAAGTGTAGAGCTGGCGGGCAACATGAAAGCGATTGTTTCCGAACTGGTCAATGCAATCGGCAGTGCGTATCTGCAGATTGGTGCACAGGACAAGCGCGCCGCGCAGGCGTTCCGCAAGATGTTCACTCAGTTCGTAACGAGCGAGAATTCGCCGATGTGGCTCGAGGACAGCTGTGACGGCGTTATTGTCAACGCATCCATCGTCCGTGCGGGCAAGCTGACCAGCGAGGATGTTGCCAACGCAATCCGCTGCGGCGCTTCCAAGGACGTTATCAAGGCACTGCTGGAGGAGATGTAACCATGACCGACCCCATCAAGATCACCTCGCTCGAGGCGGAGAACGTCAAGCGCGTGCGTGCGGTGCAGCTGCACCCGAGCGCCACCGGCCTGACCATCATCGGCGGGAACAACAACCAGGGCAAGACCTCGCTGCTGGACACGATCGCATGGGCGCTCGGCGGCGACCGCTTCCGTCCGTCCATGGCGACCCGCGAGGGCAGCACGATCCCGCCGCACATCAAGGTCACGCTGTCCAACGGCCTGATCGTCGAGCGCCGCGGCAAGAACAGCGACCTCAAGGTCATCGACCCGTCGGGCAGCAAGGCCGGACAGCAGCTTCTCAATGCCTTTATCGAGCAGCTGGCACTCGATCTGCCGCGCTTTATGCAGGCGAGCGACCGCGAAAAGGCGGACACGCTGCTCCGCATCATCGGCGTGGGCGAACAGCTTGCCGCACTGGAACGCAAAGAGCAGGAGCAGTACAACGAGCGCCTTGCCATTGGCCGCATTGCCGACCAGAAAGCAAAGTACGCGAAAGAGCAGCCGTACTGGCCGGATGCACCGGACGAACTCATCTCCGCAAGTGACCTCATCCGTCAGCAGCAGGCAATCCTTGCCCGCAACGGCGAGAACCAGAGCAAGCGGGCGATGGCAAGCCTGCTCGAGCAGCAGGTGAGCACCCTCACCGCGCGTGTGGATGAGCTGCACCGTCAGCTGCATACCGCCGAGGACGAACTCATCGCCAAGACGGCTGACCTTGCCACCGCACGCAAGACCGCCGAGCAGCTTGTGGACGAGAGCACCGAGGAGCTGGAACGCAGCATTGCCGACATCGAAACCATCAACGCCAAGGTGCGCGACAACCTCAACCGCGAAAAGGCCGAGGAGGATGCCCGTGCCTATCAGCAGCAGTACGACAGCCTGACCGCCGAAATTGAGCAGCTCCGCGAGGACAAGCGCGCGCTGCTGGACGGCGCCAAGCTGCCGATGGAGGGCCTCGGTGTTGCGGACGGCGCACTGACCTATCACGGCCAGAAATGGGATAATATGTCCGGCAGTGAGCAGCTGCGGGTGGCGACCGCCATTGTGCGCTGTCTGAAACCGCAGTGCGGCTTTGTGCTGCTGGACAAGCTGGAGCAGATGGATCTCGGCACGCTGCGTGAGTTCGGCGCGTGGCTGGAGAGCGAGGGCTTACAGGCCATCGCAACGCGCGTTTCGACCGGCGACGAGTGCTCCATCATCATCGAGGACGGCTATGTGCAGGGCGAGGAACAGCCTTTACCTGACGAGCCGCAGAATACATGGAAAGCAGGTGCATTTTAATGCAGATCATTCGCGGAAAACAGAAGACCGCGCTCAAGGTTGTCGTGTACGGTCCGGAGGGCATCGGCAAGTCTACGTTTGCCGCACAGTTCCCGAATCCGCTGTTCATCGACACCGAGGGCGGCACCAAGCACATGGACGTCGCCCGCACGCCCAAGCCGACCAGCTGGGTCATGCTGCTCGGTCTGGTCAAGGAGTGCATTACCGACCCGAGCCTGTGCGGCACGCTCATCATCGACACGATGGACTGGGCGGAGCTGCTGTGCAGCCGCTACGTCTGCGACAAGGCGCAGAAAAAGAGCATCGAGGAGTTCGGCTACGGCAAGGGCTACACCTATCTGATGGAGGAGTTCGGCGCCCTGCTGAATACGCTGAACGAGCTGGTCGAGCGCGGCGTGAACGTAGTCGTGACGGCGCACGCCAAGATGCGGAAATTTGAGCAGCCGGACGAGCTCGGCGCATACGACCGCTGGGAGATGAAGCTGTCCGCCAAGACCGCGCCGCTCGTCAAGGAGTGGGCGGACATGGTGCTGTTCGCCAACTACAAGACGTTCGCCGTCAAGACGGAGAACGGCAAGACCAAGGGACAGGGCGGCGAGCGCCGGATGTACACCACCCATCACCCGTGCTGGGATGCGAAGAACCGCTTCGGCCTGCCCGGCGAGATGCCGTTCGATTATGCCGGAATCGCCCATATCATCGGGGACGAAAAAAATATTCGGTCAATTACTGAACCGAATGAACCGTTAGCGGTCAATTCTGCGGACGAAACGCCGGATAAGTGTAAGGACGTTTCCGATGCACCCGCACAGGCGGCAGTAAGCGAACCGGCGAAACCGGACGGCATCGTGCCGGACATTCCGGCAGGTATCCCGCAGGCGCTGCGCGACCTGATGCAGGCCAACAACGTCACCGCGACCGACATTCAGACCGCCGTTTCCGCTAAGGGATATTTCCCGCTCGGCATGGAGATCACCGACTATCCGGCGGATTTCGTCAACGGCTGCCTGATCGGTGCGTGGGATCAGCTCTATCAGGTCATTCTGAAAGAGCGCAAGGACATTCCGTTTTAATCAAGGAGGACAATCATTATGAACGACAACATTCTGGATCAGGAGCTCGGCTGGGAAGACGAGATCGAAAACGAGGGCAGTCCGCGCCGCGTGCTCGAGCCGGGCGAGTACCCGTTTACTGTTTTGGGCTTTGAGCGTGCCCGCTACGCCGGCAGCGAAAAGGTAGCGCCGTGCAATCAGGCGATCCTGCACCTGCGCGTAGATGCACCGGACGGCGAGAGTGAGATGAACGTCAACCTGTTTTTGCTTAAGCGCTTTGAGTGGAAGCTGTGCCAGTTCTTCACAAGCATCGGTCTGCGTCAGCATGGCGAAAAGCTGCGTATGAACTGGGCAGCCGTCACCGGCAAGACCGGCCGCTGCCGCATCACCAAGCGTACTTACAAGGACAAGACCGGCGCAGACCGCGAAACCAACGATCTGGACGAGTTCCTCGACCCGCTGGGTGCTCCGTCCATGCAGCAGGCGGGCGGCTTCACGCCGGGAGCATTCTAATATGGAACTGCGACCGTATCAGCAGGCGGCGCGTGAAGCGGTCGAAAACCGCTGGGAGCAGGGTGACGACAGCACCCTGCTTTCTATTCCCACCGGCTGCGGAAAGACTGTCATTTTTGCGAAAATTGCCGAGGACAGGGTGCGGCAGGGCGACCGCGTGCTCATCCTCGCGCACCGCGGCGAGCTGCTCGATCAGGCCGCCGACAAGCTGCACACCGCGACCGGACTTTCCTGCGCGACCGAGAAAGCTGAGCAAAGCTGTCTGGGCAGCTGGCTGCGTGTAGCGGTCGGCTCGGTGCAGACCCTCATGCGGCCCAAGCGCTTAGCGGCGTTCCCGCGGGACTACTTCGGCACCATCATCATTGACGAAGCGCATCACGCGGTATCCGACAGCTACGGACGTATCCTGAATCACTTCGACAGCGCAAAGGTGCTCGGCGTGACCGCAACGCCCGACCGAGGCGATATGCGAAACCTCGGCAGCGTGTTCCAGTCGCTGGCGTATGAGTATTCGCTGACAAAGGCCATCCGCGAGGGCTACCTCGTGCCCATCAAGGCGCTGACCGTGCCGCTCAAGATGGATTTAAGCGGTGTCGGCGTGCAGTCTGGCGACTTTAAGCCGGGCGACCTCGACAGTGCGCTCGACCCGTACCTCTACCAGATCGCGGACGAGATGGCAAAGACCTGTGCCGACCGCAAGACCGTTGTGTTCCTGCCGCTGGTCAAGACCAGCCAGAAATTCCGCGATATTCTGTGTTCGCGCGGCTTCCGTGCAGCAGAAGTGAACGGCGAATCGCCCGACCGCGCGGAAATCCTTGCGGCATTCGACCGCGGCGAGTACAACGTGCTGTGCAACAGTATGCTGCTCACCGAGGGCTGGGACTGCCCGAGCGTCAACTGCGTTGTGGTGCTGCGCCCGACTAAAGTACGCAGCCTGTACAGCCAGATGGTAGGCCGCGGCACGCGCCTGTTTCCCGGCAAGACCGACCTGCTGCTGCTGGATTTCCTGTGGCACACCGAGCGGCACGAGCTTTGCCGACCGGCGCATCTGGTCTGCGAAACCGCCGAGGTGGCCGAAAGCATGACCGAGAGTGCAGCCGAGCAGGGCGGTCCGGTGGACATTCTGGAAGCCGCCGAGCAGGCCGAGAGCGACGTCGTGCAGCAGCGCGAGGAATCCCTCGCCAAGCAGCTGGCGGAGATGAAAAGCCGCAAGCGCCGTCTGGTGGACCCGTTACAGTTTGAGCTGTCCATTCAGGCGGAGGATCTGGCAGGCTACACGCCCGCATTCGGCTGGGAGATCGCGCCGCCGAGTGAAAAGCAGCTCGGCGCACTGGAAAAGTGGGGCATCCGTCCGGACGAGATCGAGTGCGCGGGCAAAGCAGCAAAGCTGCTCGACCGTCTGGCGGCACGCCGCACCGAGGGTCTGACAACACCCAAGCAGATTCGTCTGCTGGAACAGCGCGGTTTCCACCACGTAGGAACATGGACACTGGAACAGGCAAAGCAGATGATTGACCGTATTGCAGCGAACCGGTGGCACGTACCGCGCGGTGTCAATCCGCAGGAGTACATTCCGGAGTAATGGAGGATAAATGAAGCAGGACGAACTCGATCTCCGGCAGGCGCTGGACTACATCGACCCGAGAGAACTCTCGTACAGCGAGTGGGTCGGCGTCGGCATGGGACTGAAAGAAGCAGGCTATCCCGTCGGTCTGTGGGAGGACTGGTCAAGACGGGACGGCGGGCGCTACCGCACCGGCGAGTGCGCCCGCAAGTGGGACAGCTTTCGCGGCACGGACACGCCCATCACGGCGGGAACCATCGTGCAGATGGCGCAGCGCGGCGGCTGGCAGCCGAACGGCGGCGACTGTGAACTCGGCTGGGACGATGAGATCGGCGGGAACGAACCCTACCGCGTGATTGACCCGCACTGGGTCGAAGCGCAGGAGATTGCCGAACCCGCCGAGTGGCATCCGGCGCAGCAGCTCATCACCTACCTCGAAACGCTGTTCGACAGCGAGGAGCACGTCGGCTACGTCACCCGCTCGTTCTCGAACGAGGACGGCAAGGCCATGCCGACCAAGGGCGACTGGGCACGAACCGCCGGTCAGCTGGTGCAGGCGCTCTCTGCCTGCGGCGACGACATCGGCAGCGTGCTCGGTGACTACGACCCGGCGGTCGGCGCGTGGATCCGCTTCAACCCGCTCGACGGCAAGGGCATTCGCAACGAGAACGTCACCGCGTTCCGCTACGCGCTCGTCGAGTGCGACGGCATGGACATCGACCGTCAGAACGCACTCATCCGTGAGCTGGAACTGCCGGTGGCGTGTCTGGTGCACTCGGGCGGCAAGAGCGTGCACGCCATTGTACACATTGATGCACCCGACTACCCAGAGTACCGCAAGCGGGTCGAATACCTGTACACGGTCTGCCGCAGGAACGGTCTGGAGCTCGACCGGCAGAACCGCAATCCGTCGCGCCTGTCGCGTATGCCTGGCGTGATGCGAAAGGGACACAAGCAGTTTCTCATCGACACCAACATCGGCAAGGCGGACTTTGCCGAGTGGCGCGAGTTCATCGAGAGCGCAACGGACGATTTACCCGATCCGGAGAGCATGAGCGCTGTCTGGGACGAGATGCCGCCGCTGGCTCCGGCACTTATCGGCGGCGTGCTCCGGCAGGGGCACAAGATGCTGCTCGCCGGACCGTCCAAGGCGGGCAAGTCGTTCGCGCTCATCGAACTGACCATCGCCATCGCGGAGGGCAAAAGCTGGCTCGGCTTTGACTGTGCACAGGGCAGAGTGCTGTACGTCAACCTCGAGCTTGACCGCGCCTCCTGCCTGCATCGCTTCCGCGACGTGTACGGCTGCCTCGGCTGGAAACCGGAGCACCTCGGCAACATCGACATCTGGAACCTGCGCGGCAAGTCCGTGCCGATGGACAGGCTCACGCCCAAGCTGATTCGCAGAGCCATCAAGAAGGACTACATCGCGGTCATTATCGACCCGATTTACAAGGTCATCACCGGCGACGAGAACTCCGCCGATCAGATGGCGAACTTCTGCAACCAGTTTGACAAGGTGTGCACCGAACTCGGCTGCGCGACCATCTACTGTCACCACCATTCCAAGGGTGCACAGGGCGGCAAGCGCTCGATGGACCGCGCGAGCGGCTCGGGCGTGTTTGCCCGCGACCCGGATGCGCTGCTCGACCTCATCGAACTGGAGGTATCGGACGATTTACGCACTCAGATGGAGAACAATGCCGTCTGCCGTGTGTGCGGCGCGGCGCTCGAGGCAGCAGGAAAGAGCGACGAGGTATCGCAGGACGACCTGTGCAGCCAGCGTGCCGCCATGGATGCCTGCAGGCGGCTGCTCTCCGGCGTGGACTACAATCACCTGCTCGACCGCATCGCGGACACGAGAAAAGAGGTGCAGGCACGGACGGCGTGGCGCATCGAGGGTACGCTGCGCGAGTTTCCGAAGTTCCCGCCGGTCAACCTGTGGTTTGAGTTTCCGGTGCACAAGCCGGATGGCAACGGCGCTTTGCAGGACATCAATCCGGACGAGGCCGCTCCGGCATGGCAGCGCGGCGCAAAGGCCCGCAAGGGCAAGGCAAAGCAGGCGAAGCAGAGCAAGAAAGAAGCGTTCGACACGGCGTACAACGCGCTGTGCCTGGGCGGGGATGCACCGACCGTGCAGGACATGATCGAATACTACACCGAGCAGAACGAGGACGGAGAGGTTCAGAAGCCGACTTCGAGAACCGTCTACCGGTGGATTAAGGATTATGGTTATTCGCTGGATAAGAATAGTGGAAAAATCTTGAATGACACGACCTGCGACATGACCTGAAAGTTAAGGTTATGACGCTTGCGACACAACCTGTGACACGACCTTACGGTTCAGGTCATGTCGTTAGTGACATAACCTGCGACACGACCTGAAATTATGGTCATGTCGAGAGTGACGACACGACCATATATATACTACGTATATATTTTTGACAATGTCACAAGTGACACAACCAGGTGGGTCAGTGTGTGAACGCACTCACCATGTGAGGGGGCTTTGAAGGCGCCCCTCACAGATGGTTGGAGAGCGCACACACGACTGGACCCGTCGCGCGAGAGGAGAGAAGAAAATGGTAACGCAGTTTTTCATGGCGATGCGCCCGCCGACGTGTACGGCGCAGGAGAAGCAGGTGCGCGTGGTGCATGGCAAGCCGCAGTTCTACGAGCCGCAGGCGCTCGCCGCCGCCCGCGCAAAGCTGTGCGCTCACCTCGGGCAGCACCGGCCGGAACAGCCGTATACAGGCGGCGTGCGGCTCGTAGTGAAGTGGCTGTTCCCGCGGGGGAAGCACCCGAACGGCAGCTACCGCACGACAAAGCCGGACACGGACAACCTGCAGAAGTTACTCAAGGACTGCATGACCGCCGAGCACTTCTGGACGGACGATGCGCTGGTGTGCTCGGAGATCACAGAGAAATTCTGGGCGGACACGCCCGGCATCTGGATTCACATCGAGCCGGTGGAGGGCTGATATGGACTTTGAGGAGATGAACCAGCGGGCATACGACCGCAAACCCGAGCCGGACGGCCTGACACCCGCCGAGCGCATGATCTGGCTGGCGTTGCGGCTGCTGTATGAGCTGCATTTTCACGGCGGCCTGACCCGTGAGGAGGGCGTGGCGTATAAGCAGGAGCTGAAAAAAGATTACGAGCGTAACCTCGCGCAGGAGGCCGAGTGGCTGCGTGCCGGTACGGCAATGAAGCTGCTGCGGCAGAGCGAGAACCCCGAGATGAAGAAGATCGTCGGGGAAGTTGAAACGATGTTTTGAGGAGGAGAACAATGGCGAAGTGTAAATTCTGTGGGCAGGGCGTGCGCTCTGGTCCGGTATTCCATACAGGCTGCTGGGAGCAGGCGGTGAACAAACTTGCAAGCGAGATCTGCGATGAGTATTGCAAGTTTCCGTTTGAGATGGACTATGAGGCGTTGGTAGACAAGTGCGAGCAGTGCCCGATGGTACGGCTGAAGGAGTTGGGAGGGGAAGTATGATTTTAGAGTTGACCAAACAGAACATCTTGAACCTGACGAATGAGAGCAAGCGCAAGAATATCCTTGCCGCATGGCGCAGCTGGGGCATCTGGCACAAGGCGCCCGAGATCGGGCTTAGCGTGTACCGGCTCGATCTGCCGGACGGCAGCTTTTTCACCGCAAGCTGGTACGCGGGCGACGACTTCTTTCCTGGCGGCGGCACGCATAATGTCAACCGCCCGCGTTTCAATCTCTGCGACAAGGGCGGCAAGCTGAAAGCCGGGAGCAAGGCCGAAAGCCTGCTGACGGACAAGCTCAAGGAGCTGCGGAAGGAGATGATTAGGGATGGGAACGCCTGAGTGCTATTACTGCAAAGCAAAGGAACACTGCATCGCCGCTGCTCAACCGGGTTCCGTGGTGTGCATGGTCAACCGCATGCGATACGGCGGGACACACGCGGATGACGCTCCACCGAGAACAGAAGCGGTGTATTGCCAGTTTTGCGGACAGCCGTTAAAGGTAATCGGTCAGAAACGGTTTTGCAATAATACTCGTTGCCTGAACCGCTATAACGATGTTTGAAAGGGAAATCATAAAATATTTGGAGGGGAACAACAATGAAAAAGAAAATCATGGCGGCACTGCTCTGCGGTGCTATGATGTGTAGTCTGTCGGCCTGTAGGGAGAGCGAGCGCGTTGCGTACAACATCTCGAAGGAGGCGGACAATTTCAACGTCACGCGCCGTCTGGAAGTCATCAACGCGCGTACGGACAAGCCGGTGTTTGAGCTGATCGGCAACTTCGCCATCTCGAACAACAGCGAGAACGAGCTGGAGGTGACTGTCGAGACCGGGCAGGGCGTTTACAAGAAACACCTTGTGTACCTCAACGACTGGACGATCTACGTTGTGGAGGACGTCAGCGGCGCTTACGTGGACAAGTTCCACTACGAGGTGAATTTCCTGCCGGAGATGATCATTCCGGTTACGGTGACGTCGCATGACTAAATACAGCGATAAAGTTCGGCGCTACCTCGTGTGGCGCTACGGTATTACGGATGGGGGAGAGGACTACATGACAACTAAAGACTGGCTGAACCGCGGGTGGGCACTCGACCGCGAGATTACAGCCTTGGAGAGTGCCAAGCGCCGGGCGTATGACCGCTGTGTGTCCGGCGTGGCATCGGTTTCCGGTGCACCGGGCGGCGGCGGTGCCTCAGACGGCGGCATGAGCCGCTATGCCGACTTTGCCGCCCAGGTGGACGCACAGATCGGCAAGCTGGTAGGCATCAAGCAGGAGATCGCGGCGGTGATCGCGGAGGTACCGGATGCTTCACTGCGTGCGCTGCTGGTACGGCGGTACATGAATTTTGAGAAGTGGGAAGTAATCGCCGTCTGCTTGAACTATTCCCGCAGGCAGGTGACACGGCGGCACGGACAGGCGCTCAAAGAGGTCAGCCGAATCCTTGCCGAGCAGGATGTCCTTTAATGTCCCACTAAGTCATGCTATACTGGTATCATGAAGTTCAGCGGGAATGAAACTGAGGTCCCGCATTTCTCCTGCTTCATGTTTGGAACACCTCCGGAAAGGCACTCTTGGAAACAAGGGTGCTTTTTCGTGCCCAGAATTCAGAAAGGACGGTGCAGAATGGCAAAAGGCAAATATCAGGAATGGCTTACGCCGGACGGCATCACCCGTCTGGAAGCGTGGGCGAGGGATGGTCTGACAGATGAGCAGATTGCAGCAAGGATCGGCATTACGACCAGCACGCTGTACGACTGGAAAAACAAATACTCGGAGTTTTCGGAGGCCCTAAAAAAGGGAAAAGAGGTCGTAGACATCGAAGTTGAGAACGCTTTACTCAAACGTGCGCTCGGCTACGACTACACCGAGGAGCGCGTAGAGCGCAGTCAGGATGGCGGAAAGAAGAGCATCAAGACCGTGCAGACGGTCAAGCACATTCCGCCGGACACGACCGCGCAGATCTTCTGGCTGAAGAACCGCCGACCGGATCGTTGGCGCGACAAGCAGCAGATCGAGCACTCCGGCACTCTCGAGGTGGAAAACCCGCTTGCCGGCCTGACCACCGAGGAGCTGCGGAAGCTGGCGGACGATGGTTGACCCTCGCATTCGCAGGGCGGCTCGCATAGAGCTTGCAAGGCGCGATTTTTGGTCGTTCTGCAAGCTGATGGCGCCGGACTTCTACCGCGAGGACCGGCCGTACCTCAAGACGCTGTGTCGGCGCTTACAGGCGTTCTGTGAGAGCGACCGCAAGGTGCTGGTGGTCAATATGCCGCCGCGACACGGCAAGAGCCGCACAGCGGTGCTGCTGAGCCAGTGGCTGTTTGGCCGTGATCCGTCCGAGCAGATCATGACCGGCAGCTACAACGAAACACTGTCCACTACGTTCGCACGGGCGGTCCGCGACGGCATTGCGGAGGAACGGTTTGACCCGAGCCGCATTGTGTTTTCGGACATTTTCCCGCAGACACGCATCAAGTACGGCGAGGCCGCCGCAGGCAAGTGGGCGCTTGAGGGACAGTACGCGAGCTACCTCGCTACCTCTCCGGGCGGCACGGCGACCGGCTTCGGCGCACGCAAGCTGATTCTCGATGACCTGATCAAGAAGGCCGAGGAGGCTTTTAACGAGGGCGCACTCGACAAGCAGTGGCAGTGGTTCACGGACACCATGCTGTCCCGAACCGAAACCGGCTACAAGATCGTTATCATCATGACGCGCTGGGCGACCGGCGACCTCGCAGGCCGTGCACTGGAGCACTGGCCGGATGCGGAACTCATCACGATGAAAGCCTTGCAGGACGACGGCACGATGCTGTGCGACGCGGTTCTCACCCGTGAGGACTACGAGGACAAGGTTCGCACGATGAGCGAGGAAATCGCCAGCGCGAACTATCAGCAGCAGCCGATCGACCTCAAAGGCCGTCTGTACAGCAGCTTCAAGACCTATACGGACATTCCGAGGGACGAGCACGGCAATCCGCTGTTTACGCATATCCGCAGCTACACGGACACGGCGGACACCGGCGCGGACTATCTTTGCAGCATCATCTACGGCGAGTACGCGCACGAAGCGTATGTGCTCGACATCTACTACACCAAAGCCCCAATGGAGGTGACCGAGCCGGAAACCGCACGGCGGCTGCTGGCGCACGGCGTAAACCTTGCGAAGATCGAGAGCAACAACGGCGGCCGCGGCTTTGCCCGCAACGTGCAGGAGCAGCTTCGGCGGCTCGGTTCCAACCGCTGCCGTGTGGAGTGGTTCTACCAGAGCGAGAACAAGGTCGCGCGTATCCTCACGAACTCAACGTGGGTGCAGGATCACATTTACTACCCCGCAAACTGGCGCGACCGCTGGCCGGAGTACGCAAAAGCAATGTTACATTACCAGAAAGAGGGCAAGAATGCCCATGATGACGCTCCCGACGCCACGACCGGCGTTGCGGAGCAGTTTACCAGGAAAGGAGGGGTCAGCGTATGGTGAAAGTGAACAGCCGCACGATTCAGCGGCTATTACAGGGGCACGGGCAGTTCATCCGCGAGGCGGACGAGGCGCGGCGCTATTACAGCAACGTCAACCGCATCAAGCAGGACAACAGCGTTTTGCAGCGGCAGGCAGAGACCGAACAGGCGCTCGGCAATCCGCTGCACCTCGCGGACAACCGCATTTCGCACTCGTGGCATAATCTGCTCGTGACGCAGAAGGTTTCCTACGCGCTGAGCTATCCGCCGGTGTTCGATGTGGGGAACAAGACCGCCAACGAGCGGATCGCAGAGATCCTCGGAGATCAGTACACCGCAACGGCCATGCAGCTCGGCATTGACGCGAGCAACACCTCGGTCGGGTGGCTGCATTACTGGCGCGGCACAGACGGCCGTTTCCGCTATCATACCGTAGACCCGGAGCAGATCGTGCCGGTGTTCTCCGGTACGCTGGAGAGCGATTTAGTCGGTGTGCTGCGCTGCTACACCATGCTCGACCCGGAAAGCGGTCAGACCGTGCAGGTGTGCGAGTATTGGGACGACACGCGCTGTCGATTTTACCGTCAGAACGGCGTGTCCGGCAGCTATGCTTACTTCGATTATCCGGAAGTCGGACAGGAGCTGCGGCACGGCCTTGGTGCTGTGCCGTTCATCCCGTTTTACAACAACGCCGACCGCATGGGCGATCTGCCGCTGTACCGCGACCTGATCGATGCCTACGACAAGGTGGTTTCCGGCTTCGCCAACGACATGGAGGACGTGCAGGAGGTCATCTTCGTCATCAAGAACTACGGCGGCACGGACAAGACCGAGTTCATGAGTGATCTCAAAAAGAGCAAGCTCATCAAGGTCGAGGGGGACGGCGGCGTGGACACCATCCGCGCGGAAATTCCATTTGAGGCGCGTAACGCCTTTTTGGAGCGCACCCGTCGTCAAATTTTCGTTTCCGGTATGGGCGTTGACCCGAATCCGGAGAATTTCGGCAATTCGTCCGGTGTGGCGCTCAAGTACCTGTACAGCCTGCTTGAACTGAAAGCCGGCATGATGGAAACGCAGTTCCGCAGCGGCTTTGCCGAGCTGGTACGCGCTATCTGCCGTCTGGAGGGTATCGCACAGCCGAAACGCATTCTCCAGACATGGACACGCAACATGGTGCAGAACGACCTTGAAACCGCACAGATCGCACAGCAGTCGGTCGGCATTATCTCGGACAGAACCATCCTCGCAAACCATCCGTGGGTAGACGATGCCGAGAACGAGCAGAAGCAGCTGGAAAAGGAACAGCAGGCGGCAGCCGAGAAGCAGCCGCAGTTCCGGTTCCCGCCAAAGGACGGTGCAGGCGATGGCAGCAGCGGATAAGCTGAACGGCGCCTACTGGCGCAAACGTGCCATCGAGCTGGCCGAGAAGCAGAAACGCGAGGACGATGATCTGTGTCTGCGGTTCCATCGGGAGTACGAACGTATCCTGCACGAGCTGGACAAGGAAATTTCGATCTTCTACGCTCGCTATGCCGCAAACGAGAGCGTCAGCATGGCAGATGCACGCAGGCTGCTGCGCGATGCCGAGCTGGAGGACTTCCGGATGTCGCTGGACGAGTTCCGCGACAAGGCGCTTGCCGGCGGCTTTGACAAGGAGCTGGAGGAGGTTTATCTCCGGTCGCGTATCTCACGTTTGCAGGCGTTGCAGACGCAAGTCGAACTGCGTATGATGGAGCTGTTCGGCTCTCAGCGCGATGTGCTGCGCGACCATTTGCAGGAGCGCTGCACCGACACCTACTACCGCACGGTGTACGCCGTCAGTCAGCAGATGGATGTTGCAAGCACGTTCGCAAGGATTGACCCGCAGACGGTCGAGAAGATCCTCGCTACGCCATGGGCCGGCAGTGAGTTTTCCTCCCGCATCTGGGCGGACAAGGACAAACTGACCCGTGAGCTGATGCAGACGCTCTCGCGCGGCTTTGTTCGCGGCGACTCGCTCGATCGCATGACGAAAGAGTTCACCCAGCGAATGGGCGTGTCCGAGAGCCGTGCGGCGGTGCTCATCCACACCGAGAGCGCCCATATCGCCGCTGAGGCGTCCATGAAAGGCTACCGCGAGACCGGTGTCAAGGAATATCGGTTTCTCGCGAGCTTGCAGCTTAAAACCTGCTCTATCTGCGGTATGCTGGACGGCAAGGTGTTCAAGTTTTCCGAACGCGAGACCGGCGTCAACTTCCCGCCCATGCACCCGCAATGTCACTGCACATACACGGGCGTTACCGAGTTTAACATCGGCGACAAGCGCGCCGCCCGCGACCCCGTAACCGGCAAGTCCGGAACTGTTCCGAAGAGCATGACGTGGGAAGAGTGGCATAAGAAGTATGTGGAGGATGATCCTGCCGGTGCGCTGGCGGACAAGAAGTACAAGCGCCGTCACAGCGATAAGGCGCAGTTTGACCGCTACATCGAACGCCTCGGCAAAACAAAAGTGCCGAAATCGCTTGATGCTTTCCAGAATTTGAAGTATACTGAACCTGAGAAGTGGAAGACCCTGCAACAGGACTACAAGGACCAGCCGCTGCGCGATAAAATCCAGTCCGACGCGCAGCCGAAGAAAATCGAGAGCGGCAAGCAGGGCAAGCACATCAAAGGGCATAATAACTACATCGAGGGACGCAGCTACCTGACGATCTCCGAAAAGGACGCGCAGGCGCTCGTAGACCGGTATGCCGGAACGGGCGAGCTGAAAAGGGACGGAAACGGTCAGTGGAAACGCCAGGAGGTTATCCACACTGAGCAGAATATCGGTGTGGTCGTTGACCTGCTGACTGGCAAGGAATACCCGGCAACGGATTTCAAAATCCACTACTCAAAAAAGGGAACGCATATTGTGCCGTTCAGAAAGGGGCAGTGAATATGGATTTAATTAAGCGATTGCGAGAATTATTCGGTACAGAAGACCCCTATACGAAAGAACATCGTTTAAGGGTGGTATGTACTGACGGCAAGGTACTGACCGGAAAATTCTGCTGCGTCATCGGTGCGCTGGATAACGAACCGGAAATCAACGAACTGGATATTCGGCGCGATGATAATCTCGACTTGACGGGATTATTGGAAACCGAAATTGAAAGCATTGAATTGCTGGAGAAGTAACAAGCTTCTAATCGCTTGCACAGCCGACAAAATCTGCTATAATAAAACCTAAGATAGCAGAGAATGGGGACACGGCTGTGCAGAATGAGCAACCGATTTATCGGACGTTGGGAAAACTGAAAACCGAGTATCTGGAAAAACGCTTTGGAAAGCTGCAAACAGATGAGCTGATTATTATGGACGAGCGTCTGGAGCATATTCGAGAACGTCACCCGGAAGATGTGGAGCTGTTCGAGAAATATGGAGCCACTGCGGCACTCGAGCCGGATACCGTTCTGGTTGATGGCAAGCATGACGGAACGATTTTTATGGTAAAGAGCTTACCTGACACCAATTTGAATGTTGTTGTGCGACTTGCACTGGATACTGATGATACAGGTCGGAAGAACTCTATCATGACGTTCTATCGCATCAGAGAAAAGAATTTGAAGAAACTCATAAACAAAAGCGAGGTTCTTTACAGCAAGGAATAAATCTGTTATAATAATCATACAGATAAACGGTATTTTGAAGTAGAGATTGTGCTGCTACGCACCCTCTGGGTCAAAAGAAATGTGGGAAGGGGCACACCCACCAAAATACCAGAGATCCCGATAAGGGCGCTTCGGAAACGAGGCGCCTTTGTCGTACAATCTAAGAACGAACCACCAAGGATTCAATCCAAGGTGGTTTTTTCATACCCATTTTTCGATGAAAGGAGCAAAAAACAATGGAATTTCTCAAAAGCCTTTTTGAAAAGGGCGCACTGACCTGGGAGCAGTTCCAGCAGGCCGCAAAGGACGCAGGCTACGAGGTGGTCAACGCTGCCGGCGGCGCTTACGTTCCCAAGGCCGACCTTGACACCAAGGCGCAGGAGCTGACCACGGCGAACAACACCATCAAGGACCTGCGTGCCGCCGCTAAGGCGTGGGACGGCAAGGACCCGAAGAAGCTGGAGGACGACCTCAAGACCCTCCAGAGCAAGTACGACACCGACACCGCGAACATCCGCCGCGACGCTGCCATCGACCTGGCACTGACCCGTGCTCATGCACGCGATCCGCAGCTGACCCGGGCGGCGCTCTCGATGGACGACATCAAGATCGGCACGGACGGCAAGATCACCGGCCTTGACGCGCAGGTCGAAAGTCTGAAAAAGGACAAGGCATGGCTGTTCGAGGAGGACGGCGCAGGTCAGTCCGGCAAGCAGGGCGACAAGGGCGGAAACCCGAACGGCGGTCAGGGCGGCGGCTACAATCCGCAGTCCGGCGGCAACCCGAACACGGTAAACGACCTCGGATCCGCTCTCGCAGAAGTATACAACACCAACGGCTAACAGAAAGAAGGAATGAAAAATGCCTATCACTCTCGCACAGGCAAAGGTCGGCATGGCAAACCATGTGGACCAGCAGGTTATCGACCAGTTCCGCCGCGGCTCCATGCTGCTGGAGGCACTGACCTTTGACAACTCGGTATCGCCCGGTACCGGCGGCTCTACGCTGACCTATGGCTACACTCAGCTCAAGACCCCGGCAGGCGCGGATTTCCGTGACATCAACACCGACTACACCGACACCGTTGCCGACCGCGAAACCAAGTCGGTTGACCTCAAGATCTTCGGCGGTACGTTCAAGATCGACCGTGTTCTCGCGGGCACCGCGAACGGCCAGATCAACGAGGTGCAGTTCCAGCTCGAGGAGCACATCAAGGCGACCACCAACCTGTTCCACTACACCGCCATCAACGGCGACAAGGGCACCAAGGGCTTTGACGGTCTGGACACGCTGCTTGTCGGCACTTCCACCGAGCTCAACGCGGATGCATCCAAGGCGATCGATCTGTCCACCTCGGCGGCGATCGACACCAACTACAAGACCGTGCTCGATATGCTCGACGAGTTCCTGTCCGAACTGGACGGCGTGCCGACTATGCTCATCGGCAATGCGGCGCTGCTGACCAAGATCCGCTCCTGCGCCCGCCGTGCCGGTTATCTGACCCACTCCGAGGACGCTTTCGGCCGTCAGATGAGCGGTTACAACGGCATTCCGTTCATGGATATGCAGTATTACTACGACACCGCCGAGAAGAAGGAAAAGCCGGTCGTGCCGATTACTTCGCGCGAATACGGCGCATCCTCGTCCAAGACCACCGTTACCGGCCTGACCGACCTGTACGCTGTCCGTCTGGGTCTGGACGGTTTCCACGCCGTATCTCCGATGGGCGGCAAGGTGATCTCGACCACGCTGCCGGATTTCTCTACCGCAGGCCCGGTCAAGGCCGGTGACGTGGAAATGGTAGCCGCTACCGTGCTCAAGAAGTCCCGCGCTGCCGGCGTGCTGCGCAACTTCAAGGTAAAGTGAGGGAACTGCCATGTACAAGATCAAGGCACCGAACGAGGAGTACAACCGCAAGATCGGCGGCGTGCAGTTCGTAAGTGGTGAGGCGCAGACGGATAACGAGTGGCTTGCAAGCTGGTTTTCCGGCCGTCCGGGCTTTACCGTAGAAACCGTGACCGCCGAGGAGGAAACCGAGCTGACCGAGGACAAACCGAGGGGGAAGCGCAGAAATGACAAGGGAAACGCTGATGCTGCGGGCGCAAAGCCTGCTGCCGAACCTGCCGCAGGAAACGCTTGAGTTCGCCTGCGATCTGGTGCTCGAGCAGATCTGCAACTACTGCAATCTGACCGTGGCGCCGGACGGCCTGCTGAATACAGCGGCGCTGATGGTGCGCGGTCTGGTAAACAGCGTTCAGCTCCAGAACGAGAATATGCAGCCTGCCGCAAAGGGCGTGTCCAGAGGGGATACGTCCTTTTCCTTTGCAACCGCAGCAGAGCAGCTGGCGGCGCTTGCGTCCTCGGGCGACTTTCTGACCGACTGGAAAGCGCAGCTGAACGCCTACCGAAAGATGAGGTGGTAGTATGCTCGGCAATCCGGAGTTGGAACGGGCGCTGCTTGAGCAGACCTATGACGGCGTGATGACCGTCACCGGCGCAAGCAAACAGGAAGTGGGCGGCGAAACCGTTGTTACACCGGACGCGGTGCTGCACGAGAATATCCCGTGTGCGCTGTCGTTTTCGGGCACACCGGACAGCAAGACCGACGCAAACAGCGGTCAGATCAGCTATCAGGCCACGATCTACTGTGCGCCGGAGCTGACGATTCCGGCAGGCTGCCGCATTGCGGTTCAGCAGTACGGCGCGACCTATCGGCTGAAATACAGCGGCGAAAGCGCGGTCTATCCGACCCATCAGCAGCTTTCCGCCGTCCGAGAGGAGCGAGCGTAATGGCAAGCTGGGGAAGCTGTGATTTTCACGAGCTGCGCGACTTAAACGAACGCATTAAGGCTGCTGCAAGTGAACCGGAGATGGACAAGTTCTATACAGAGCTGCTCGATAAGATGATGAATGATTTGTTGGCTGATGTTATTGAACTGACACCGCCCGGTCCAAGCGGACACCTGCACCGCAACTGGTTTACGACGAAAGCACGGCGCAGCGGAAAGCACTACCGCGCGGAAATTTACAACAACATCGAGTACGCGCCGTGGGTGGAAAACGGCCATCGGCAGGAGGTCGGACGGTATGTTCCGGCTATTGGCAAACGTCTGGTTCGCAGTTTCGTTGAAGGAAAGCACATGCTGCGCAATGGCATGTTCGATCTCCAGAAAGCTGCGCCCGATATTATCAAGACCAAGAGCGAGGAATTTCTCAGCCGCATGATGGAGGGCAAATGATTAACGTAGTACAGGAAATCGTCGATAAGCTGCGCACGGTCTATCCATCGGCGCAGTACGACATCTACACAGAGCGTATCGAGCAGGGCTTCTCTGCGCCGTGCTTCTCCATTCGGCAGCTTCGTGCGGACGTCACGCCGTACCCGTCCGGCCTGCATGAGATCGTGCAGCACATGGACGTGCGGTTCTTCCCGTCGGACGGCCGTCCGCAGGAGCAGTGCCGGGAAGTTGCACAGACGCTCACGCTGCTGCTGCGGCGCACGGAAAGCCTGCGCGGGAGCAATCTCTCGTGGGAAATTACAGACGAGGTGCTGCATTTCTTCGCGGATTACCGGCAGTTTGTTCGGGAAGTCCCGGAAGATATTCCGATGGAGAATTTGCAGACCACCGTAGGAACGGAGAACGAAAATGGCAGTTAAACGCAAAACCGAGGCAGGAGCACCGGCGTTTACCGGCGCACAGCTCCTGACCTTCGACAGATACCGTGAGCGGCGCGACCTGCTGGGTGTGCTGCTCGACAAGGATCGGCGCTACACCTTTTCCGAGGTGGACGCGCTCATTGATAACTTTATGAAAGGCAAGGTGAATTAAATGGCTTTAGGCGGCGGTATGTATACCGTACAGAACAAGGTTCTGCCCGGTGCGTACATCAACTTTGTGTCGGCGGCTCGTGCGTCTGCGACCCTGGGCGACCGCGGCACGGCGGCTTTCCCGCTGTCCCTCGACTGGGGACCGGAGAACGAGGTCGTGACCATCGAGAACAGCGAGTTCCAGAAGGGCTCACTTGCGCTGACCGGCTACGCCTACACGGCGGACGAGCTGCGTCCGCTGCGCGAGATCTTCGCAAATGCCAAGACGCTGCACCTGTTCCGTCTGAACAGCGGCGGTGCAAAAGCGGCCTGCAAGTACGCAGAGGCGAAGTATCCGGGCAAGATCGGCAACGAACTGAAGATCGTCATTCAGCAGAACGAGGGCTTCACGGCATCGACGAACGAGGCCTACGACGTTTCGACCTACATCGGCACGACCCTTGTGGACACGCAGAAGGCGGTTAAGGCGGTTTCCGACCTTTCCGACAACGACTATCTGCACTGGAAGGGCAGCGAGGCGCTGACCGAGAACGCAGGCCTGCTGCTCACCGGAGGCACGACCGGCGCGGTGCAGGATGCAGCTTACCAGACGTTCCTCGACAAGATCGAGCCGTACAGCTTCAACGCGGTCGGCTGCGACACGAAGAACAGCACGGTCAAGGGTCTGTTTGCCAACTGGACGCGCCGCCTGCGTGATGAGCAGGGCGTGAAGTTCCAGTGCGTGCTGCATGGCTACCCTGCGGCAGACTATGAGGGCGTGATTTCCGTCAAGAACGGTCTGGTCGGTGCATCTGATGATACCTCGGCTGTCTACTGGACGACCGGCGCGGAATCTGCGTGCGCGGTCAACCGTTCGATGACCAACTCGACCTACACCGGCGAGTACGACATCGACACGAACTACACGCAGACCCAGCTTGAAAAGGCGATCAAGGCCGGTGAGTTCACGTTCCACCGTGTCGGTGACCAGACGCGCGTGCTGACCGACATCAACACGTTTGTAAGCATTACAGACGAAAAGAGCGCGGATTTCTCGTCCAATCAGATCATGCGCGTGCTCGACCAGATTGCGAATGACATTGCAAGTCTGTTTAACTCGAAGTACCTCGGCAAGGTGCAGAACGACGCCTCCGGCCGCGTGAGCCTGTGGAGCGACATTGTAGCGCACCACACCCAGCTCCAGACCATCCGCGCCATTGAGAACTTCGACAGCAGCAGCGTCACCGTGTCGCAGGGCGACATGAAGAAGTCTGTTGCGGTCGAGGACCATGTACAGCCGGTTTCCGCGATGGAACAGCTCTACATGAAGGTAATCGTTGAATAAAGGAGGGAAAAGTCATGCTGAACGCTCCTGTTATGGAAGCAAATGATGCGGTATCCGGCTCGATGGCCGAGTGCTACGTCACCATTGACGGCAACCGCTACAATATGATGCAGCTGTACAGCTTTGAGTCGTCCGCGAAGGTCAATTCGCAGGACGTGAAAATCCTCGGCCGTACCGGCATCGGCAAGAAGCCGACCGGGTGGTCCGGTTCGTGGAAGGGCACGGCGCACTTTAATCAGAGTGTGTTCCGCCGCTGGTTCCTGACCTACTGCAAGACCGGCAAAATGACGCCGTTTGAGATTCAGGTGTCCAACGAGGACCCGTCCTCGTCCGCCGGTCGTCAGACCATCACGCACACCGGCTGCCTGATCGACAGCTCGATTCTGGCGAAGTTCGACGCGGGCGACAGTCTGCTTGATGAGGAGCTTTCCGGCACGTTCGACGGCTGGGATATGCCGGAGGAATTTAACACGCTGTCCGGTATGGAATAAGGAGGAATTTGTACAATGGGTAATCTTACCGCATTTCTGGCGCAGAACGCCAAACAGGTTGAAAACGTAAGGCTGGTCGTGTCCGACCGCTTCACCGATGAGGACGGCAAGCCGCTCGAGTGGGAGGTGCGCTGCATTTCCTCGCGCGAGGATGAAACGCTGCGCCGTGACTGCCAGTACCGTGTACAGGTGCCGGGTAAGCGCGGCAGCTTCCGTCAGGAATTCGACAATGTGCTGTACCTTGCCAAGCTGGCAGCCGCCTGCACGGTTTATCCGAACCTCAACGACGCAGAATTGCAGGACAGCTACGGCGTAAAGTGCGCCGAGGAGCTGATCTCGGCCATGCTGACGCCGGGTGAGTATACGAACTATACGGAAAAGCTGTTCGATATCTGCGGCTTCGGTGACAAGCTCGATCTGATGGAACAGGCAAAAAACTGATTCGGGACGGTGAGGGTTCTGATGATTATGAAGCGTATGCAGCGCATTATTGCCTGCAAAAGCTCCATATCCTGCCGTCCGAATATTTAAGTCTGCCAAAGGAAGAACGGGCATTTATCTGGGCGTCTTGTGTCGTGCACAACGAGGACGAAAAGGCCGCTCTGGATAAAGCAAAACGAGGGAGGTGAGTTCTATGGCACTGTCAAATACCGTCCAGCTGCGCGACGGCATGAGCAACGTGCTCAGCCGTATCGCGTCCAGCCTGAGTACGGTCAACGACCGATTTGAGCGGATGCAAAGCCTGACCGAACAGGCTGCACCGACCGGTCTTTATTCACAATTTAACAGCGAACTGACAGGTGTGCGCGAAGAGCTCACCCGAACCGTGAGCGAAGTCGAGGAGCTGCGGAGCGGCATGACCTCGGCGCAGCCGCCGGCAGAGAACCTGACGGCATCGCTCAAAAAGCTGGGGACAGCGTTCCTCGGTTCCAAGCTGGTGAGCGGTATCGTGCGTATGTCGGACGAAATGACGCAGACCACCGCCCGTCTGAACCTGATGAACGACGGTCTGCAAAGCACGGCGGATTTGCAGGAGCTGATCTATCAGTCGGCTATGCGTTCCCGCGGCGCGTACAACGCCACGGCGGATGCGGTCGCGAAAATGGGTCTGCTTGCCGGTGACGCATTCAGCAGCAATCAGGAAACGATTGCGTTTGTCGAGCAGTTGAACAAGCAGTTCAAGATCGCCGGCACCTCGGCAGAGGGTCAGGCCGCCGCCATGCTGCAGATCACGCAGGCGATGGGCTCCGGCGTGCTGCGTGGTGAGGAGCTGAACTCGGTATTCGAGCAGGCACCGACCATCATTCAGTCGATTGCGGATTACCTCGGCGTGTCGGTCGGTGAAATCCGCAGCATGGCGCAGGATGGCGAGCTGACGGCGAGCATTGTCAAGTCCGCGCTGCTGTCCTCGGCGGAGGAAACCAACCAGAAGTTCAACGAGATTCCGCTCACCTGGTCGGACGTCTGGACGCAGGCCAGCAATATGGCGGTCATGTCGTTGCAGCCGCTGCTCGAAGCCATCAACTGGGTGGCGAACAATATTGAGGTCATCGGCCCGCTGGTGCTTGCGGCTGCGGCAGCCTTTGCGCTGTTTGCGGTGGCCGCCAACTGGACGAAGATCTGTGCTGCGGCTACGAAGGCGCTGACAGCCGCGCAGAAGATGCTCAATGCCGTGATGTCGCTCAACCCGATCGTGCTGATTATCGGCTCGATCATCATTCTGATCGGCGTTATCGCCGCGTACATCAACTACACGAACCGGGCGAAGAACGAAACGACGAGCGCTGTCGGAGTGATCTGCGGCCTGTTTGCGATGGCAGGCGCGTTTGTCTACAATATGTTCTATCTGCCGGTCTACAACGTCATTGCCGACCTTATCAACTTCCTCGGCAACGTGTTCCAGCACCCGATTGCATCGATCGAGATTTTGTTTTTGCAGCTCAGCCAGTATGTTGTCGGCGTCATCCGCGGTATGGTGAGGACGATTGAGAAGCTCATCAACCTTATTCCGGGCGTGCAGATTGACATCACGAGCGGTCTGGATAAGTTTTATGACGGCTACACCGACCGCATTCAGAGCATCAAAGACAAGTCCGGCTGGACGGAATACGTGAAGCACAAGGAGAAAATCGAGTATTCGACCGCCTACGCCAACGGCTACAACTGGGGCGCGAACCTCCAGAACAGCATTTCCGAGAAACTGGGCCTTGACTTGCCGGACGACCCGGCGACGGGTCTGCTGTCCAATATTGCGGACAACACCGCACAGATCGCGGACGACGTGAGCGTATCCTCGGACGACATCAAGCTGCTGCGCGATATTGCCGAGCGGCAGGTCATCAACAAGTACACGACCGCCGAGATCAAGATGGAAATGGTCAACCACAACAACATCTCGAACGAGATGGATTTGGACGGCGTGGTAAATCTGCTGGAAGCCAAGGTCACTGAGGCGCTTGTCACCAGTGCAGAGGGGGTGCACATCTAAATATGTACGAGTTTTACATGGACGGTGTGCGCCTTCCGGTCACGCCGAGTGCGCTGACCATCAAGACAGCCAACCAGAACAAGACGATTACGCTCGTCAACGAGGGTCAGGTGAACGTTTTGAAAACGCCGGGGCTGAGCAAAATCAGCTTTTCGGCGCTGCTGCCGAATCGGGAATACCCGTTTGCGTGTTACCCGAGCGGTTATCAGCCGGCACAGTATTACATGAGCAAACTGGAATCGCTCAAGACCGCCTGCAAGCCGTTTGAGTTCTCGGTTATCCGTATAGACGACAGCGGCGAGGAGCTGATGAGCGCACAGCCGATGACGGTATCCCTTGAAAGCTATGAGCTTGCTGAGGATGCCGGCAGCTACGGCGTTGATGTGATGGCAAAGATTGAATTGCTGCAATATGCGCCGTACCATACCAAGTCTATCGAGTTCAAGAAGAGCGAGAGCAGCAGCTCCAGCACTAAAAAGGCGACCGTCACGCAGAAGCGCGACACCACAACCGCACCGGCCGGCAAGACGTACACCGTCAAGTCCGGTGATACGCTTTGGGACATTGCCCGGGTGAAGCTGGGGAACGGTACTAAGTGGCAGTCTATCTATAATCTGAACAAGGCTGCCATTGAAGCCGCAGCGAAGAAATACGGTAGATCAAGCAGCAGCAACGGTTGGTGGATCTACCCAGGCACCGTGCTCAAGCTGCCGGGTTAAGGAGGGGACGATATGGGTAAATATGTTTGGCCGTGTCCGTCCTACTCGCGCATTTCGAGCGGCTACGGCAACCGTACCTGCCCGTTCCACGGCAAGGAATTCCATGACGGCGTTGACCTGGCAGCGGCAAGCGGTGCACCTATCCTCGCGTTTGGTCCCGGCACGGTCACGAAGTCCGGCTGGTACGGTGGTTACGGCAACTATATCAGTATCGACCACGGCGGCGGTCTGATGAGCTTTTACGGGCACGCCTCGGCGCTCTTTGTTAAGCAGGGCGCAAAGGTTACCGCCGGGCAGAAAATTGCGGCTGTTGGTACGACCGGCAGTTCAACCGGCTGTCACCTGCATTTCGGTATGCACAAGAACGGCTCTTCCGTGCACACACATAACCACAC